TAGGCAGATGTCCAACACACAGAAAAAGATGTTGAGGGCTTCCCTTGCTGATAAGATAGGAGCTAAAGCCGCTAGGTCAGCACTGGCTTTTTCTGGCAAGGATTTAACTGTAGATATGGTTAATCCCCTAGATTCTTTCGGGTGGTCAGATTTTCATAAATTGAACGAGACCCGTATCTGTATGTCTTTCAAAGTACCTCCTATTGTCATAGGGGCTCTTGTGGGATTGGAGGAGACAACTGGATGGGCTTCGGGTGACATGAGGGAAGCTAAAAAGTGGCTATACCGGAACACAGTTCACGGTATCTGGAATATGTTTTCGGAGAATCTCACCCGTCAATTCATAGAAGAAGATGATAGGGAAAGGTTCCGTATTTCCTTTGACCCTAACCAAGTCCCTGAGTTGCAGGAAGAGAGGAAGGTACTAGAAGAGAGGGCTGTCAATCTATTCAATGCATCGGTCGTAACACTCAATGAAGCTCGGGAAATGATGTTGATGCCTTCCACAGAAGGAGGAGATTTATTTAAGACTAATCTCAGTAACATGTATGTCCCTACAGGGGATTTGGGTGGAATGTTAATTCCTGGGACTCCTGATGGAGTTAATATGGGAACAGAACAAGAGGATGAGATTCTGGAGATAGATAATGGAGAAGCTGAGAATGAAGGCAAGTGAAGTTCACGTTAAGAAAGAGGATACAGTAGACACTTGCCAGAAGTGCGGGAGCATTAAAATAGAAGTGTATAGAAATGCTTTCCTCATATGCTCTGATTGTGGATATAAGTTTATAAAGAGAGAAGGGAATTTCTTTTTTAAGGCTACTAAGAAATGAGGGTACTGATATATGCCAAGAGAATTTACAGAGGAGCAAAGCGAGCTTATAGCCACTTCTCGCAATTCTACAAATGCTTCTCTATCCTACCAATCAAACAGGAAGCTCCTGATAGCGATAGGGCTGATGGTGAACGAAAGTGCAGGAAGGATTATAGGAGGGATGTACCCAGTTCCAATGGATTATCTGGCTCGGTGGTCACTCCAACTTTATCAAGGGCAGATTACAGAAGGAAGGCAGGCCGCACAGGCAGGATATGAGTCAGCCCTTTCCTTATTGAGAGGGACAGGCGACATAGTAGGGGATTCTAATCAAATAATGCCCTCCTACTCACTTTACAGGGATGAAGTGGATACTTACTTTAAGGACAATAGTGAATTACAGGCAAATACCATAAAGAGAAAAATGGAAGCTATTAATAAGAAAGTCATGGCAGATGCCACGGCAGGAGGTTCTACAGAGACAGTAACTCTTGGTGAATATGCAGAATCATTCTTAAAGGAGTCCCAAAAGTTTATTTCTAGTTATGCAAAACTTGTAGCTGTTACAGGAATGGTATGGGCTTCTAATGAGGGGGTTATTAAGAAATATAAAGAAGCGGGAGTCCAGAGGATGCGTTGGTACACCGTGATGGATGAAAGGACTTGTATTTTTTGTATGGCACAGCATGGAAAGGTTGTTGAGATAGGAGGTGTTTTTGAGAAAGCAGATACTACAATGAAGGTTGAAAATGATAAGGGGACTATCTCCGAACTTCAAATGCCTTCATGGGATATAAGTCATCCACCGCTTCATTGCCATTGTAGATGTATAGTGCTTCCTGAATAGTTTTATTTTTTATTTGCAATAGCCTATACCTATGCAGTATATTCCGTTAAAGCCTAAAAGGAGTAAAATATGGAAACCAAAATCAAGACGAATTCGAGTAAACCGTTGTCAATCGACCTGGAAGCCAGAACAATCCAAGTAGTTATGACTACGAATGAAGTTGATAGAGATAAGGACATTGTAGAAACTAGCGGGATAGACACCAAGTCATTTGAAGATAACCCTGTAGTCCTATGGGCTCATGATCCTTCCCAGCCTCCTATCGGAACTGTTACCGATATGGAACGACAACCTAATATGCTTTTAGGTACTGTGAAATTTGCAGATACCAGCATGGGAAATGAGATCTTCAAGCTTTATGCTGATGGTATCATGAAAACGTGGTCAATCGGTTTCCAAGGAACTTCTGTGGATTATCTTAAAGATGCTGAGGGGGATATTACAGGATACCATTTCCAGAAATCTGAATTGTATGAGCTTTCAGCCGTTCCTGTTCCTGCTAATCCTTCCGCACTTGTCAGGGCTTGCAAAGGAATCAAAGACCTTACCACCCGTAAGGAACTAGAAAAACTAATCCCCAAGAAAAAAGAAGACACTTACCTTTTGATAGACACTGAGACTAGACTGGTCGTGGACGGGGAAGAGAAGGAGTTAAAGGGGATAAGCCTTAGTTCATTCACCAAGACCACACAGGAAGCCGGACTAGCTGGAAAACTTCCAGTTGATGTCTCTTTCTCTGATCAAAAAGGTCATGTTAAGATCTGTTTTGAGATTTTGCAGAAGAATGAAGAAGTTATTACCGAATGTAAAATAAAGAGTATTTCAGTTGTGATCTCTACACAAAAAGCAGAAGCACTCACTCTTGAAGAAGAGCCGAGCCGCAAAAGCGAAAAGGTAGAAGATCAGGAAATAGTAGAAGAGGATTGTCCCAAGGCCAAGGGAGATGAATTGAAAGCTATAGCTGAAATGAAAGAATCATTGTTGAAGTCTATAAGTTTTTGTTAATTTTTATGTAAGGAGTGTGGTATGAAGACTGTAAAAGAATTACGTGAATCGCTGGAGAAGTGCATGAGTGACATGCAGGAAGCTTCTGCGAGCATGAGCGGTAAAGAAGGAGAAGAGCTTACTTCTCTTGAGAAGGCTCACAGTGAGCTTTATGAGAGTGCGAAGTCTCTTCAGACCGACCTTGATGATGCCGTAGTCAAGGCTGAACAGGAAGGCAAGATGCACAAGAGTCTGGAATCTGCAAAGGGTTTGGATTCTATTGCGTTTACCGAGAAGAAGGTAAGCCCTGAAGCTATTGACGGCTTCGCCAAGCATCGGGATCATGAAAGACTTTTCCAGAAATTCCTGGGAGACGGTCCAAAAATGATGAGTGGTAACGAACTGAAATTCCTTGCTCCTGATGAAAGTAAAGGCTTTCAAGCAGGCAGTGATGGGGCTTCTATGCCTTTGAGCATGAAACTCGCTATGCTTGGAACAAAGTGGGCAATGAAGGTTGGTTACTCTAAGGAAGACATCCTTCTGGCTACTAAAGCCACTATGGTATCTTCTTCAGATTCATTGGGTGGATTCACTGTACCTGAAGATTTCCGTCTTCCTGTACTTGATCTTATGCCTGAGCCTCCTCGGGTTTTGGACAGGGCTACTGTTGTTCCTTGTCCTACAGGTGAGATCACCATGCCTAAGTCTGTACAGACAGACTCAAATGAGTTTGGCGGAATGGTCGGTAATTGGATTTCAGAAGGCGGTACTAAGCCCGCAACTGATACCACTTTTGAACAGGTGAAGATTCCTGCTCACGAGTTTGCCATGAGTACACAGATTTCTCACAGGCTTCTCAGCCGTAGTGCTATTGCTATGGAGCAGTGGGTAGCTACTAAGGGTCGCCAAGTATGTATGGATGCCCTTGATACTGCTTTCATTAGTGGTTCTGGTTCTGGACAGCCTTTGGGTATCCTGAACACTGCTGGGATCCGCACTGTACCTCGGGGAACAGCACTTCAGGTAGATGGTGACGACATTAAGGGTCTTAAGTATTCCCTAATGCCTCAGCACCGAGCCAGAGGTACTTATCTCATGGAAGATGGAGTTCTTGAATATCTTGATCTCTTGAAGGATACAACTGGCCGTCCTCTGTTCTCTGCTAGTCTGGCTAACATGCCTTTCGACCGGATCGCAGGATACCCATATGTATCTACCACTCGGATGCCTACCATTGGTACTGAGGGCGATGTAGCATTTGTTGATCTTAGCGAATACTATGTAGCCATGGAGCAGGATATTGTTGTTAAGCGTAGTGATGACTTCGCTTTCACCAATAACGTCGCTACTATTGCAATCTTCATGGTTGTAGGTGGTCGTTTTGTTCAGCCTAGAGTTGGTTCTCTCCTGACAGACGCACTGTAGAAGTTCACATAAGTAGGGGAGCGGCCTTTTATCCAGGGGCTCCCCTACTTTTTTTGTTGTACCTAAGAAAAGAGGAATGTATGGAATTGTATAAGGTTCTAAAAAGCGGGGTAAGCTACCTAAACACAAGTAGCGAAGAAGTACAATCGCCCATAGGGACTCTCATTACTTTTATGAGGCGTTCAGATCAGCAGAAATATTTGAAGTCGGGAGCGGTAGCCTTGGTAGACACCGAGAGAGTTCCTGGAGTCATGACTACAGACAGCATAAAAGGGAACCAAGACGTTCCTGTTATAATTGATTACAATGTAGGGGATCTTGTTGGTTTTCTTCGGAATGGAACAGAGTACACAGGTGAAATTACTTCAATTTCAGCCAAAGGGGCTCTTTCTATTGACGTAGGCGTGGAAGACGAAAAAGATGTTATGCGTGTGAATCCTAAGAAAATTGATGTGGAGAAATTAGCATGAAATACATAGTATTAGATGCTCCAAGGAGTATAACAAACTCCAAGAATATTCTTCAGCAAGTTGAAAAGGGAGATGTTATTGACATAACAAACTCTCGTGTAATCAAACACTTAAAAAATAATGGCATCATACAAGAGTTCTCCGAGGAGAATGATAGTATAGATGCAGAAAGCCTTGACGAAGAGGACAACGCTTATGAGTATAGTGACGATAGCTGAAGTAAAAGCTCTGGGACGTATAACAACAATGTCGCAGGACTCTCTTCTACAGACCTTAATAGACTCCGCTGAATCCTTTGTGGAGTCTTTTTGTGATGTATCTCTGGTAAATGAATCTCATACGGAGAGCATAGATGGAGGGGATTACTACTTAAGACCTTCTATTAAACCTTTGACTGAGGTGACCTCCATAACAGAGGATACTGAGGTATTGGATGTCGGTGACTACGCCATAGAGAACTTCGGGATTTATCAGTCCAGTGAAATTCCATGGGATGCAGGGAAAAAGAAATTCCTTGTGGTTTACAATGGAGGTTTCGAGGAAGTTCCAGCGGGACTCCTATTAGCTGTTAAACAAATGGCACTCAGAGCTTACATGAATTTTGAAGCGAAAGAAGACTCGGGGGACTCGGGAGTAAGTACGTCATGGCAGTCCCTTTGGAATGGCAATGACATTAAAGCATTATTGGAGCAGTATTCACATAAAACAGTTTTAGATTAGAGGAGAAGGAATATGAATATTATAATTGCGATACTGAATACTCAGGCGGTACAGGTCGGCATAGTATCTTTAATTGGGTTACTGGCCGCAAAGTTATTTGTCAAAGTTCCTAAAGCTGGATTGTTCTTTGAGAAATACAAAGGGGCAATGATTCACGCAGTTAAAATGGCAGAGACAGAGATCCCTGACGGCACTGACAACAAGGCTTTGAAACGTCTTGATATAGCTCTACAGTACACCATAAAACTCATTGAAGTAGCGGAAGCCAAGCCCTTAAACTATACGGACAAGATGAAAATCAAGTCTGATATTTCCCTAGTTCATCACGAGGTCAAAGACGCAAAATGAATATTCTTATTGGGATATTCATGAAGTTTATCGAGCTATTTCTGAAGGGTGATATTGATGTCAAGGTTAAAAAAACAGGTGAAATACATCACGGCAATCCTAATACCCGCCACGCTCTTACTGATATGCTCGAGTTGCACTATTCGGACAAGGGTCGTATTCGTCCCACCGAGCACTCCGGTGATATTGGCAGAGACGATAATGGACGTTAGTGTTTACGTATTGGATGAAGAGACTGGCGAGAATTTGCTGGGGACTAGGACGCTTTTTACAGGTCAACACGTTTTGACTTATGATAAAATTAAATATGAATAGAACTGATAGGGAGGGGATGACAGTGGTTGCACCTAATCCAGAAAATCAACAGGAAATGTCTTTTGCTACATTCGCCAATATACATCAGGACATTAAACTGCTCACGGTCGCTATAACTGAATTGAGAAACGATATGCACCATCCGCCCTGTGATGAATTTAAAGCCCATATCAAAGAGGATAATGTAGAGATAAAAGACCTACGCAAAGAATTGTCAGAGCATAAAAGGGTTCATGAAGAAATAGGTAAAGCCAAAACTGAGGAGAGGCTAAATCATAAAAAGTTTGTTCGCAATATTCAGACCATAGTTATTGCTGGTTTAGTTTTAGGTTCGCTTACCGGAATAGCCGGAGCTGTTATCTATGCTTTTAGAAACGGGTTTGAAGGTGGTTAAGTGTAAGGGTTGCGGAATAACAATGCATAATGGCGATCTTTGCTGGATGTGCGAACTTAAAAACAGCGGAGTTGAAACAGTCTACGTCAATCTAAGCAAGTTCGGTAAAATACTAGCATGGCAAAATTTTAAAAATGAATTATGCTCAATCAAATTAAAAGTTGATACGTTTTTGACGATTGTTAATGATCAATACAGAGGACACAAATAATGGCAACTTTTAATTTTAACGCTGACAGTACAGAAGTATCCGTAGAAGGCAATCTCACCAAGCATGGCTCTTCATTTATTATTGGTGAAGTCGGGTTGTTTGTAAATGAAACTCCTTCTGCTATCGGGAATGGATTAACTCCTGAATACAAATATGAAGCGGGAAATGCATTTAATACCTATTTATCAAAAATAGGTTTATATGCAAATAACAGTTGGTTAATGACAGGGACAAACCAACGTATAAGTGTAGATTTATTTGCTTCAAAGTTTATTAATCAACTCCATATTTGCAATCAGCATAATGCTGGAGCATCAACAGATATTGGTGTTAAAAATATTAAAATATACGGTA